GCAGGACTTGAAATTCTTGCTCAATGGGAGATCTCCACTCAACCGCCTAAAAAGAACCAATCGTTATCCCCGTTGGTGGAAAGAGTACCCCTACCTTCCCAAAAGAGGGCGGGGGGAAAGATCCTCTCGGTGGCAGCATGACCTATGGAAGATAACAAGTGGCAACACTTAACACCTACATTACCCAAGTTCGTAGGTTACTGCACGATGCTAACGGAAACTTTTATAGCGATTCGCAGTTAACCGATTACATTAACTCTGCTCGTGAAAGAACGGTCAGAGATACAGGATGCTTGCGTGAAATCGTAGTCACGCAAACACCTTGTCAAGTCGCACCTACAGCAACCATTGGTAGCGTTACTCCAGCAAATCCAACTGCTTGGGTAGCTAATACGGCTGTGACTGTAAATACTTTTGTATTTTCAAATATTTTTATTTATCAATACACTACAGCAGGTACTTCAGGTGATACAGCACCTCCGTACCCTGGCAACAACACCAACAATTACAGCAACTATCCGCCATCTACAGCGTTTGCAGATGGTACAGCTCAATTGACTTATGTTGGTAATTGCGAAAATATTAGTTATGCAGCGCTAACTCAACTGATGGGATCAACCCCATTAGCGCCATCTTCTGGCAATACGGTGCTAGACATCCTTAACATCAACCTATACTGGGGTAACACTCGTGTACCGCTTGATTACTTATCTTGGACAGACTTTAATTCACGCTTGCGTTTTTGGCAAAACTACATTGGCAGACCGTTGGCGTTTAGTATTTATGGTCAAGGTCAGATTTATTTAGGACCAGTACCAGACCAGATTTACCAGGTAGAGATTGATTGCGTGGTATTGCCTAACGCTTTAGTTTTAAGCTCACCAAATACGACTGATTCTATTAACGATCCTTATAGCACTTGCGTGCAGTTTTATGCTGCTTATCTAGCCAAGTATTACGAGCAAAGTTATGGCGAATCAGAGATTTACAAACAAGAATACTCTAAACACATTACCTCAGTAATCAATAGCGTATTTACCCGCAGGATTCCTAGCGCTTACTCTAGTCCGTTCTAAACATGGCTGCTGCGGAACAGAAAAAATCCTACCAGGTCATTAAGCAATTTAAAGGGCTTAATACTAAGGCTAACCGTACAGCAATTGATGAATCGGAATTTAGCTGGATTGAGAACGCTCAGCCCATTGGCTATGGCAACATTAAAATTTTGCCTAATAGCTCGGCAACCTTAAACGCTTCCAATGTAGCGGTTACTTTTTCTAATGATGTTATTTATTTAACCTCTTGCAACATCAATATTTCAGACTATGTAGTAGCTTTTTTAAGTGATGGATCAGCGCAGTATTTTGATATAGAAAATAAAACCAAGGGCAATGTTGCTGTTGCTGGCACTTTTTCTAATGCTGGCATCAATACAGCCCAATGGAATAACGATAGGATGCTAATCCTTGATCCAGATAAAGGCTATTCAACCTGGGATGGTAACAATGTAGTCACAGTTGGTAGCGTAGGATCTATTGGCATTACCAATGGCGGTAGCGGATATAACACAGCTCCTACCGTAACTATTTCAGGACCAGATCAAACAGGCGGTATTCAGGCTAATGCCGTTGCTACCCTATCTACAGCCAATGCCGTAAGCTACATTACCCTGGTAGATGCTGGATCAGGCTACACCAATGCTGCCAACCTGACCGTAACTATTAGCGGTGGAGGTGGTAATAATGCAACAGCGGTAGCTAGTTTAGTTACTTTTGCTACGGGAACAGTCCAATTATCGGTTATTCAGGGTGGAACAGGGTACACCAACGCTGCTAATACCATTGTGACTATTTCTGGCGGGGGTGGATCTAATGCTACTGCCGTACCCATTGTTTCAGGAAATGTGATTACCAATGTCATCGTAACTAATCCTGGCACAGGTTATACCAATTCAGCCAATATTACTGCTACCGTATCAGGTGGTGGTGGATCTGGCGCTAAATTGCAAGCCATCATCAATAATAACCAGGGCGCTGGAATAGCGAGCTTCTCAGGGCGTGTTTGGATTGCCCAAGGGCGTAACATCACCTATAGCGCTGCGGGTTCTTATAGCGATTTTACAAGCGTTTCAGCGGGATCTGTAACCCTTACTGACGGTACATTGCATGGCAATATCCAACAATTGCTATCAGCTAACAACTTTTTGTACATTTTTGGTGACGATTCCATCAATGTGTTCTCCGATGTTAGGGTTACTACTCAGGGAACTACCCTGTTTACCAACACCAATGTGAGCGCATCCGTTGGTTCTAAGCTGGCTTACGCTATTTTTCCGTACTTTAGATCTGTTTTGTTTATGAACAACTACGGTATTTATGCTTTGGTTGGTTCAACAACCAGCAAATTGTCCGATTCTTTAGATGGATTGTTTCCTAATATTGACTTTGTGACAGAAGAAGTTACGGCTGGACAGGTACTTTTAAACAATATTTTGTGCGCTGCATTTAATTTTAGATATTACGATGACCAATTTACCAATAGTTACCGTTATATCCAGGCTGTTTTCTTTGAGAAAAAATGGTTTTTGACCAGCCAAGGTGATAATTTAAAGTACACCACTTCCGTACCAGTAGGTGGAATTATTACCATGTACGGGGTTCGGGATCGTGATCTTTATGCGCTTTACCAGGATGCAACATCCCCAATTACCAGCCGTATTCAAACTGCGTTATTGCCGTTGACCGATCCAATTCGTACTAAACAAGCGCTTAAATTTGGTATTGAAGCAACGCTATCTAATGGCGGTGAATTAAGCGTAACAGTAGATTCAGAATCAGGATCTAGCCCGCCTTATGTCCTTGGAAATATTATTACTTGGTACAACAGTTCTGGCACTACCATCCCTTGGATTAACAACAGTTCTACTGTAATATCTTGGTTAGGTGGTACGGGTTATTACTTGTACAAGTCAGATGCGCAGCAATGGGGTAAATATTTAGGGTTAACACAGACATCCAACTCGGCAGCGTTTGTAGTTAACACTTTTGAATTTGAACATGAATTAAGAGTGAGGTTCTAAAATGCCAGGAGTTCCATATACATTCGGTAATGCCACAACTAGCATACCGTTAACCCAACTAGATGCCAATTTTAATACTGGTCTAACCATTGGTAACACTACCATTGGATTAGGGAATACCACTACTACACTTGGTAATGTGACTATGTCTAATGTCACCATTACTAGCGGATCTATTAACGCATCTACAAATACTGTGTATTCAACTGCTAATGCTGTTGTTTATACCAATGCAAGTAAGTCAGCCACTACTGGATCAGCTTTAATTTTTAATGGTACTAATTTAGGTTTGGGAATTACTCCTAATGCTGCATGGTCAAGTTTTAGTGCAATTCAATTAGGTGGTAATACTTATAACGCTATAGGTTCAAGCAATAGTTATATGGGTGTTTTTGGCAACACTTATTATGATGGAAGCAATTTTAAATATGTTTCAACTGCTGGTGCTTCCACTTATATTCAAAATGGTGGAGCGCACTATTGGAATGTAGCTACATCAGGAACGGCTGGCAATACAATATCATTTAATGCGGCAATGACACTTGATGCTTCTAACAATTTAATTGTTGGTTCTGGAACATCGTCAAATGGAAGGCTTGTGCTTGGCACTCCATCGGGAGATGGTAATGTTGCAGTATCAGGTGATGGTACAAACTTTGGTGTATTTAGAGCGCAAGGTGGTGGTGAATTTCAACTAGGTTCTTTAAGTTCTGTACCTGTTAAGTTTATTACCAACAGTACTACAAGGATGACCTTAAATACAACTGGTGCTGTAGCTTTGCAAGGCGGTGCTTCAGCAACAGGAATTGGCATTACATTCCCAGCATCTCAATCCGCTTCATCTGATGCAAATACACTAGATGATTATGAAGAAGGTACTTTTACAGCCAATATAACTTGTGATAGTGGAAGCGTTACCCAAGCCTATAACACAGGTGCTTATACAAAAGTTGGAAGATTAGTAACTGTAACTGGTTATATAGAATGTAGCTCAGTAAGTAGCCCAAGTGGAAAAATGAGAATAACGCTACCATTTTCAACACCATCAGGCGTTCAATTTGAAAGCACTTCTTGTTTTGCTTTTAATAACATCGTAAGTGGAAACATTGTAGATTTTGCTGGAGTTGTTAATAGCAATAGTAGTAGTTTTGATATTTATGCTGGTACTGGAACGCAACTTTCAGCATCATCGGCAAATCTAATGAAAGCTGGAACAAGTTTTAGGTTTTCTGCAACCTACATGACGGCTTAAATATTTAAAATTAACTAGGTTGGATTATCTAGTTGGATACTAAAGGAGAATTAAAATGGCATTAACTAAAGAAGTGGTAGTAGATCAAATCACCGTAGTAGAAAATGGCACAGTTTTGTATCGTGAAGTTACACGAATTATGGAAGATGGCAATCAGATTAGCCAAACTTACCATCGCACTAGCTTAACTCCAGGTCAAGACTTAACAGATCAGCCAGCTAATGTTGTAGCTATTTGCAATGTGGTATGGACACCAGAAGTAATCGCAGCGTACCAAGCAGAGCAAGCTAAAAACAAATTGCCAACACAAACTCCACAGGAGTAATAATGGGAATCAACGCTTTTACCAAAACGGGCAACACAGTTACTTTTATAGCTGCTGTTTCAGCTCCTACACCAGTACAGGTGACCAATAGCACTATTGGCGGTAATCAATATCGAATTATCAATTCTGGATCTACTGTAGTGTTTTTGGGATATGGCGTTGATGCTGCTAACGCAACTACAGCTTCGGCTAATGTCACCACTAGCGGAGCTGCTTTTCCATTATTGCCTGGCACAGATGAGATTTTAACTTTTGTACCCAATGCTTACTTTACAGGTACAAGCACAGCTAATGCCACAATTTATATTACCCCTGGCGATGGAATGTAAAAATGTTAAAAACGGTATCCCAATCAAGCGGTGGAACAATTAGTGGTGTTGTTTATCAAGGCACTTGGAACGCTTCAACTAATACCCCAACTTTAGTATCTGGAGAAGGTACTAAGGGTTATTACTATGTTGTGTCCGTTGCTGGCAACACTAATTTAGATGGGGTAACGCTTTGGGGTGTTGGTGATTGGGCAGTATTTAACGGAACAGTTTGGCAAAAAGTAGATGGCGGTGATACTTCTGCCGTTACTTCTCTTACTGTTACTGGTCTTACTGGCTATATGTATGCCAATAACTCTAGCCCTGTAACAGCCAGCTTAACTATTCCTAATTCT